CATTGCGTTCAGAAATGAACAAACCAATGTATACAGTGTGCAAGAAGAAGCAGCCATACGCCGTCGTCTTCAATCGCTATACACCACGCCTACTACAAAGATGGTGTGGCAGAATGGAGGATTTGACATGGCATGGCTATGGTTTAAGGATCGGATTCGTTGCAACCCAGCGTACTCAGACACGATGCTTGCTCATCATGTGCTATACCCAACGATGCCACATGACCTCGGTTTCATTGTCAAACAGTATACAACACATCCCTTCTACAAGAATGAGAAGGACGAGTGGAGACATACGGGTGGTATTGACAATTTCTGGCACTATAATGGGAAGGACTGTGCGCTCACGCTTGCGTCAAATGCTAGCATCGTATCAGAACTACGTGATCAGAAGCTAGACAAGTTCTACTTTGAACATGTCATGCGACTGCAAGCACACCTAGTGCGTATGACTGTAGGTGGTGTGCTCAATGACATGGACCTACGCCGTCGCATGTTAGATCCCAATGGCAAGGGTAACTTGTTCGATGATGTACAACGTAAGCTGCAAGCGTTCTATGACGCTGCTCGCGTAGCTACAGGTGAACCACGCTACACACCTAATCCCAACTCACCGAAGCAGATGGCTGAGTTGTACTTCAGTAAGTTGAAACTAGTAGGGCGAGGCACAAGCACAGACCACACAAACCGAGAAATAATGCGGAAGCACCCACGTACCAGTCAAATGGCATGTGCAGTGCTTGATGCAGTAGACGCTTACATCGAAGATGATAAGTTCTATAGTGTGTATGCATCGGCTCAACCTGATGCTGATAACCGGATGCGTTGCGACTACAGACAAACAGGTGTACGCAGCGCACCCGGTAGACTATCAAGCGCCCAGACGTTGTGGGGTAGTGGGGGCAACCTTCAGAACATCCCTGACAGGGCGAAGGAGATGTTTATTGCTGACCCTGACTGCTGCTTTATATACATCGACGGCTCGCAAGCGGAGGCGCGTGTCGTCGGTTGGCGTTACAACATCGAGACGTGGATGGCGCAGTTTGAGCGTGCGCGGCGTGACGGCTCCTACGACTGCCACCGCGCTCTCGCCAGTGACATGTTCGATGTACCGTACAACGACGTTCCCACCTTCGACCGCTACGCACTGGACGAAGCTGCCGCGAAGCGTGATGGCATTGACTACATCGCTGACTTGGCGGGCAAGCCCACCATTCGCTACATTGCTAAGAGGTGTCGTCATGGTCTTAACTACCGTATGATGCCTGATCGTCTTGCACTCACAACCGGACTACCTCTGTCTACAGCAAGTGAAGCATTTGTCAAGTATCACAAGCTGACGCCAGAGTTGAAGAAGGGGTGGGAAGCCGACCTGACTAGGGTGAGAACTGAGAAGGCTATCTATAACGCCTATGGTAGGCGATATGTTCAACTTGTTCCCATCACAGAGGAGTCAACCGAAGCTATAGTCGCGTTCTATCCACAATCTACAATAGGCGATCACATATGTCGGGTCATATACAAAGCACACGACGATCCCTTGTGGCCCAAGGGGTTAGCTCGCGTTGCTCTCAACACACACGATGGGTTGATAGGTATAGCTAGACATGATGTAGCTAAGAAGGCACTGCGTATCTTAATCAAACACGCAGAGGCACCCATCATGGTGGGTGGTAAGCCGCTCATCATACCGGCTGAGTGTGCTATGTCGGTGCCTGATGAACACGGTGTTCACAGGTGGAGTACTATCAAGAAGATGAAGCGTAGTGCTATTCTTGGGTAGCAGCACCCGCTTGTGAGTATACTGCATCTGGCGAGGGGGAGCCTATGCTCTCTCTCGCCATCTCATCAAGTGTCTGCACAGTAATCTTGCGACCATTCAATCTAGGTGCTAGGTACTGACCGAACTTAGCAGACACACGTTGTTCTAGATACTTGATAGCCATGTACTGCTGATCGTAGTTGTCTTGTTGCTTCTGCACGATGATGTCAAGCTTGCGCTTCTTCTCCTCTGCTGGCATGTTGTAGTTGGAGTTGATAGAGTTCGCAGCTTGTTGATACGTGCGATACTCCTTCTTCAACTTACCCAGCGGACCAGACGGGTTCTGATACTGCGACACAGCCTTGACGATCTGTATCATAGCAGCATCAGTCAACGCCTCCTTCGGTATGCCGCCAACCTGTTGTGCGTACTTACGCTGTAGCTCAGCCTCCTTGCCAGCAGCTTGATCCTTCATGCCAACCATAGCCTGAATGTGTTGTACGTTCTCGTTGACGTACTCCCACTTAGGCGTCATGACGCTGCGCTTCTGTTGGCTATCCCACAAGTTGCCAGATAGACCAATGACATCAGGCACGTTCTTAGTAGCACGTTGAGCTACTACACCTAACGCCTTACGCAAGCCAACACCGAAGTCCTGACTTTCGCGTAGTGTGAGCTTGCCGTCATCTCCCACTGGATAGTACTTGCTAGCATGTAAGAACACATCAGTGCCAGCAGCTATGTGTGCACCGAACGTACCTAGCAATGCATTGAGCACAAGCGACGTAGTGTTGCTGACCTGACCTAAGTTGCTCATGCTCTCAGCTTGTGGCCCAGCACGGAAGTTAGCACCGATCTGCCTGATCATCTTACCACCACGCATGTCTGCTGACTGCGGATCAAGCTTCATACCGCTCTCACCTAGCAGTGCTTGCACTACAGGTGGCATAGCTGGTACGAGGCTCATCACCATCAGCTTAGGCCATTTGTTGCTGATAGGTTCAGGCGTGACGTTGCTAGGCAACATGCCCATCATCTGCATCACAGCACCAGTACCAGCGACCATGCCTACTAGGTCAGGTGGCAGCATGATGTCGTAGTACAAGTCACGTGAGTAGTTAGGGTTCTCACCATTAAACCATGCCATCAGCAGCTTAGGTGTGGGTATGCTGACGTACCTCCACAACTCATGATCAGGTCTATTCCAGAACTCCTTACGGCTCTCCTCATTCCAGTACGTGCGCCAGTACATAGCCTGACCCATGCCGTACATGGCGAGTGCAGCGGTGGGTAGCACATACGTCATCGTGCTAGGGCTACCCATGTTACGCATCAACTCATATGCACCCAGCTTGGTCTGCGTGAGATATGGGAAGGTAGCTTCCAACTGACGCATACCCTTGCTAGCTGGCATCTTATGCATGTTGCCACCTAGGAAGCGTGTCTCGCTGATCAACCTATCAAGCTCAGCCTGTGGTATGTTGCGTCCGTATGTATGACGCAGTAGGCCCATGTTCTCAGTATAGAACATACGCTGTGGTGTAAGGTAGATCATGTCAGCTAGGTCTTTGTAGAATGACCACGCCGACTTGAGTGGCTTAGGCATCGTATCACTGATAGTGCCATAGACACCGCGCACCTTCTCGATGTTGTCAATAGCACCGAGGTTGTGACCTATGCCCCTAGCACGTAGCTGTCCTAGTACACTATGCTCATGCACCCACGTAGCTAAGCTGGCAGAACGCTGCACCATGCTTTCAAAGTTACGCCTTCCCATTGTATACCTGAGAACTTGGAAGACGCTGTTGTGGTTAGCAAGCGTATCAGCTATACCACGTGTGAAGCGCATAGCGAACAGGTCAGCGAAGTTGCGTGCTAGGTGCCACGGTATAGTAAGCAACGCAGTAGGGTCAGGTACACGTCCTAGTGTATGCTTGGCTAACCCTGCTGGCATGACATGCCGTAGCGCAGTAGACAGAGGACCGAACGCTCTGTCATTACGCTTGAGGAACATCTGCATGATCTGGTTGTACATCGCACCCACTGGTGGGAACAGTGGATTGCCGTAGCCTGTCGTCAACTGCTTGAACATCTGCGTAGCTTTGTACACACCACGCATCATGCCATCGAGGATGACAGGTTCTTGCCGTAGCATGGCAGCTATCGGCCTATCACCGAACTCCCACAGGCGCAGTGAGCCACCCTGCCACTCAGGTACTATGTGCTGATCATTCAACCTAGCACGTAGCCACGGACCTGCACCTTGTGTCGATTGTAGCTGTGCACGTGAGAACCATGTCTGATTGCCAGCAGGGTTCACTACCTCACGCATATGACCGCGGTTGTAGAACTCAGTAGGTATAGTCCTCGCTGCATCCATATATGAGTACCTACGGATGAACTCATTACGCATGGTGGTGTGTGCCACCTCACGTATGTGGTTCTGTAGGAAGCCACGTATAGAGCCTTGGCTCTGTAGTAGTGATGTGATACGTGTCTCTGGTCCTACTGTAGGCTCAGGTATATTACGACCAAGCTGATCAATGCTACCTTCACGTGCTACAGACGTATCACCTCTAGCATCAACCTTCCTACCGCTATTGCGTACAGTCTTCACAACAGCACGCCACATACGCTGTATACCTACAGCACCCTCAAGAGGATCATTCAACGCTGGTGTGTAGTATGGATTAGCACGATGCTCAGCGGCAGCTTCAGCAGCATTCATACGTCCTGCAGCAACATCCATATCACGCCATGCTTGGTTCAACCTACTAAGCGCAGCCTTGTGTGCTACTGCCTCAGGTGATGTATCCCTAATGTATGCCGCAGCCAAGTTGCGTACATCGTTCATAGGTGTCTGCGGCAACATCATACGTGCATCAGGGTCATCTCTAGCTACACGGGTTAAGGTGTTCTGCAACTCAGCTATACGATTGTTAGCAGCAGTCAATCCATGTGGCTGTAGACGACCACCAGCTATACTCTGCTGCAAGTCAGCTATCTCGTCATTTATCCTGTTCAGTGTTTGTGTATGCCGTGCCGTATACGATGTCATACTAGCGCCAGTCTCTAGTGCACGTGCACGATCAGCGGGCATACTAGTCATGACGCGGTTGTATTGCTCTGTCATCTCCGCTATACGTGAGGCTATATCATCGTTCAGCACAGAGCCTACACTGGCGTGGTATATCTGCTCAGCTTCATCAGCTACTTGTGCACCATGTATATCTCTTATAGCACCGACAGGTATAGCACTCTCATCGACAAGCTCATTCACTCCCCGACGCTGTGCAGCTACTACAGGATTGAGCCTGTCAACTGACGGCGTGACAGCTTGTCCTTGTGGTGGACCTGATACAATAGAAGCAGTACCGGGGGCTTGCTGTCCAGCTACTTGTGCATTGAGCGTAGGTGCATTCTGTAGTGCTTGCTGTGTGGGTGAAGGTACTTGTGAAGCTTGCACGGCTTGATGTGCTCTGCCCTTCATAGCAGCTAACACCGCAGCCATACCAGCAAACCCTGCACCCCCTGCTACCAGTGTACCTATACCAGCACTGTCATTGGGTGTAGGCGTGAATGCAGTAGACTTACCCTGCGCGTAGCGCATACCCTGATCAAGGGCTACACCAGCCGCAGCGTTGAGTACCACGTTGCCTGTCGTATAGGGTATAGTAGCAGGTGTCAGCACTTCCGCGGTCTTAAGCGCACCACGTGTGAGTGGGTTGTTAAGTAGTGTGTTGCCAGTGCGAGCGGCTATAGCTGTAGCAGTAGCACCACCACTCACTGCACTCAGAGGCAGACCAACGAGTGCACCACCTATAGCCTCCGCTCCACTCTCCGTCCAGCTACGTTGACTGTCAGGACGCTCATCACCTAGGAAGCTACGTATAGCACCCTTAGCACTTGCAGCTACACCCGGCATATGACGCAGTTGTCCTTCTGCGAAGTCCTCGAACTGCTTAGACTTCTTATACTCCTCTATGCCAGCGTCGATCTCTTCTTGTGTAAGCTGTGGGTTCTCCTGTTGCCACGCATTAGCTATGGTGTTGAGATGCTGCTGCAACCTACCCTGTGCACCCTCGCTCTGTAGGTTAGCATTGAATGCTTCGAGGAACGACTTGTCAGTGCCATACGTATTGTAGAGTGCACTAGCTGCTGGGCCTATTGAGCCGATTGCACCGTATAGATCAGTAGGTACACTAAGAGCGCCGACAGCAGCACTACGTATGTGGTCTTTCCAACCACCTCGTTCTTCAGGTTGCATCCGCTCGACAGGATCATAGCCGAATGCCTCCTTGAACTCCTCACGTGAGTAGCTGCCATCTGCGCTAGGCATCATTCAGTCTCAGCAGGTTGTATCTCATCAACTGGTGCTTGTTGTTGCTGTGGTTGTAGTACAGGTCTGAACCTACCGTCAGGACCAATGGTGAAGCCCACCTCTGCATTAGGTATAGGCTTCTTACCCGGTGCAGGGGGTATGTTAGTAGGTGCAGCACCCGGCTGTGCTGCTGGTTGACCAGTGATGTCAAGCAAGTTCTCACCAGTCTTCTTAGCTGGTGGTATGTGATGTGGCTTGGTGTTAGGTAGCCATGGAGTGACACCATCCTTCATCATCTTAGGTGGTACGAACACATTCGGATCGGCTGGCTTAGCTGGTGCAGCAGTAGCAGGTTTAGGTGGTGGTTGTGCTGGCTGCGCGGGTGACGGTGCCATCTTACGAGCAACCCACTCCTTGATCTTCTGTATGCTCGCCGCATAGTCAGGTGTCTCAGGCTTATACTCACTACCACCCTCAGAGAAGATAGCACCACTTATACGCTTCTTCAGTTCTTCAGCCGATACAGGTGGTGCATCTTCATCCTCTACAGCGTTAGGCTGTGGAGGTAGTGCACCCTTGTATCTTGCATCAGGCTGTGGATTGAGTGACGGACCACGATTGACATCTATCGTAGGCACGTTCTGTTGTACAGCGTCACGGTACTTGCCGTAGTTCTCCTTAATGAATGCACCAAGCCGCTCAAGCTCTTGCTGGCGACTATCAACCATCGTGTTGTATCTGCCAGCTTGCTCACCTACAACGCCAGCAACGTCACTCGCAGTAGCAGCACCACTGCGTGCAGCGTCCGCTACGCTACTAGCGACATCACCTACGTCTTGCTTCAAGTGTGCGGCGTTGCCAGCGATGTGACTACCTGCACCACTGATAGCACTAGGCACACCGAAGATGGCATCCTTGATGCTCTGTAGTGTAGGAGGCACATCCTCTTTGATTGCTTGCCACGGTAGACGACGTGGTGCTGGTGGCTTGGGTAGTGGTAGTGGTACAGGTGGGTGTGACAACATGTCAGCACCAGCAGGTCCACCCGGAGTAGCATTAGCTGATGCTGCATCTTGATATGCTATGTCAGGTACATCAGGCACCACCTTGCGTGGGTCCATGCGTGGCATAGGTACATCAAGCGCATTCAGCCCATCATCAATAGGCACATTCTTAGCTTCATCAGGTGCCATGTCCTTCGGTACATCAAGCGGTGTACGTGCAGGAGGCTCCTCGTACTGCATATCGAGTTGCTTATCAACTGCTGACTGCTCTGGTGCCTGTGGTGGTTGCTCACCGAATGGTGCATCAGCTTGAATAGGACGCTGTGTGTTAGGACGTGGTAGTGCACTCGTCAACGTGCTATCCGCACTGTCAGCGAAGTTAGGATCAGGTGGTAGTGTGTCGGCTGGTGTACCACGCTCTAGATCACCACTCTCAGTAATAGGACGTGAAGGTGGCATAGGCATCTCAAGCTCAGGTCCACCGCTGCGAGCTAGTATTGCTGCTTCTGCTGGTGGTGCAATGCCTATCCTCTTATTGCCGAATGCCTTAGTATCTGTGAAGTTGCCAAACGCATCCATCGTTGCAGTGTTAGCAGCTTGTGGCCCGAAGTGTGTAGGTGGTAGCTGTCCCGCTGGTGTATAGCCTTCAGCCGGTGTATGCGGCAGCTTATCAGGTTCGTACTTGTTATACTCAGCACGCACTACACCCGGAGGCAGCTTCGGTAGCGGCTTAGCTACTGGTGCTTCCTTAGCTGGTGGAGGTCCAGCTAGACGTGTACGTGGTTCAGTGTTGCGCTCATGCGCTTGTAGTGGTTGTAGTCTAGCGAACTGCACCTCAGGCCGCATACGACCACGGCTACCACCCCAATCATAGTGCATCAGGTCAGGTACACCACCGCCACCTATCTGTGTACCGAATGCGCCACCATAGCCTATGCTACGCTCAGCACTTGGATCGTTCTCTTGCACCCACGACTTAACACCACGTGCTAAACGTGTGTATAGACCTGTAGTATCCTCGCCCTTATGAGGTATAGCTTCGCCATTAGGCTTGATGATCTGGAAGTCAGCAGCTTGACCCCTGCTATGGTAACTACGACTATCAGTGCGCCCTTCACGACCTGACACAGCACGCACAATGTAACCCGGTGGTAGTGCTAACTCAGCACCACCACGTACAGCATCAACTAGACGCCTATTGACGCCTACCAGTGCACGTGCGTTGTGTAGTACAGGTATGTTAGCTGGTGGCCTAGGAGGCGTTGAAGCTGAACTTGCCGAGGTCTGTGTCTCCTGCTGTGTCCTCGTTCCAAAAGGGCGCTCGCTACCTGCCTCGCCTCCTTGTGCTTGTGCGTATGCATCACCACCCGGTATAGCTGACTGCGGCTTAGGCTTGACAGGTGCACGTTGCATCAGCGGGGGTGTGTTAGCATCATTGATGTTCTGCTCGACAGCAGTAGACGGCACACCTGTATTCGTCGTTGCAGTAGGACGTGTAGCAACTGGTCTATCCCCTGCCAGCTTGAACGCTTCATTAGTCCACGGCACGTAGTAGCCAGCTTGACGCTTGACCAGTGCATCAACTGTCGCGGTTGGATCAAGGCCATTGTTGACTAGTGTGCGGTAGTTCACATTAGGGTCTTTGTTCTGCCTCATCGCAGCCGTAGCTGGCATGTTAGGGTTGAGTTGATGTGCAACTAGGAATAGCGGTCCATTAGTATGACCGAACTGATGCAGTATGCCCCAACGTGGTATGTCGGCAGGGTCACTAGACAAGCCTTGGCCCTTGTTGATACGCTTCAACTCCATGTTGTTGCGTATCAAGTTCTGTGCAGTGACATCAGCCATCTTGTAGATGTCTTGTCTGTCGTTAGGATTGAGGCCATGTTCTTTAGCTAGCTCATCAGTGAACTTGAACCAGCCTTCAACACGCCCCTCACGCTGTGCGTTGCGACCACCATCGTTCTCAAGGCCGAATAGCGTCATCAACGTGTGACGAGGTAAGCCGTACTTCTGCTCTGTCTGTTCAAAGTGATTGACTATAGCTGGATCAAGCCCATCAACGAAGCCAGCGTGACGCGACTTCTTACCTGTTCCCGGTCCCGGTAGTGCACTAGTAGGACGCTCAGTGCGTACATTAGGTCTAATGCCTTTAGTAGCAACAGGTGGTGCTTGTGCATATGCATCGCGAGCTTCATCACTCACGTTGCGAGATGAGAAGTCTGTGCTATCGCTTGTACCTTGTACCTCTGACAGCTTACCACTTGGTAGTATAGGTGTAGTACCTAGTGGTGCTGAGCTAGGCTGTGGTTGACGTGCTGCTGGAGGTGGTGCAGCTTGCGGTGGTGGTGTATCTCTAGCATCAGCCTCTGCACCTAGTCTAACACGGTTGCCATCAGGTCCAGTAGGATCAGGTTGTGTACCACCATATGCTAGACGCTTATCAAGCATCTCATTCTGTAGAGCAGCACCACGCTCAAACATCTCACGCTTGAAGTCTTCGCTATCACGTCCCTCATTGTGCTTAGCAAGCAACGACACATACAGCCTAACGAGTGCTTCGTTAGCCGCAGCTTGGCGTGATAAGAAGAACGCACTCTGATCAGGTGCGCCACCGGGGATCATCTTTGCCATGTGGCTACCTATGCGTTATCGCGTTCATCGAGTTGATACATGCCGCTGCCACCGCCACCACCGCTAGAGCCAAAGCCTTGCACCTGTCGATTGTCGTATGCACTCTTAGCACCCATCGCATTGAATGCACTACCGAGTGCAGCACCACCACCAGCTATAGCGTTACCGACGCCGAAGTTAGGTGACATGTAATCAAGCTCGCCACCCTTCTTGCCATACGACTGTGCAGCTAGTGCACCTGATTGCAATGCACCGGCCATAGACGGTCCCAGCGTGCCACTAGTGTCAATCGCTTGTGGCTTGTAGCTGACATCAGGCAACACACCCGCACGTGTAGCGAACATGTTGTAGAGGTTAGCCAGACCACCAAGCTTATCACTGCGCTCCTTAGCAGCTACACCATGTGACATCAGCTTTGACTTGAGTGCAGCTTCAGCATACGCCGCATTGTTGACCTGAGCCAACTCACCAGCGATCTTAGGCATGTTGCTGTTGTTGCCAGTACGCATAGCCTGTGTGTATGAACGACCTGATGCTATGCGGTTAGCTTCACCTAGTCCGATGTTCTGTGCTTGCAGTAGATCATTAGCATACGCATCATCGCTGCCAGCACCTTGCGCTAGTTGATTAGTAAACATCCGCTTCAACGTGTCCGCGGTGTTCTCGTCAGCGAAGCTACGTTGTCTATTGCGCTGTATATCACTACGACGTTGTTGCAGGTCATTGATAGACCGCATCTGCTCCTGATCTTGCGCCTTCATCATCGCAAGTACGCTGTCAGAACCAGTAGTAACCCAGCCCTGACCCGGTACGAACTTAGTCCTTGTACCACGTATATCAGTAGAGCCTAGCTGTTGCTCCTTCCTCAACTTGTTAGCCATTGCTATCTGTTCAGTGCGCTCACGCTCGCGCTGCTGATAGTTCATGATAGCAATCGCCCAGTTCATCTGGCGATTTTCTTCTTGCTCCTCGCTATTGATCAATGCACCCGCAATGGATGCACCTGCACCAGCAATAGCGCCGATACCCATGTCCATCATTGCAGATTACCCCTTATACAGTGTGCAAGTGGCTTAGAAGGTGCCTTCATTCGCCCGCACATTCTCATTGTTGCGTGTGGCTTCGTTAGCGAAGGTGTCGAACAATGCATTAGTGCCACTGGTGCCAGTAGTCTGATTGCCTACACGTGCATTGGCCTTGCCAAGCAACGAGTTGACATCGAAGAACTCCTTGCCACCTACTGCACCACGTAGTTCACCTTCAAGACCAGCTTGTCTATCGCTGCCATACGACTTGATACGATTAGCCTCACCCATTGGATCGAAGGTAGAGCCAAAGTCCCAGTTCGCAGCGTTGTCAAGTGCACTGGTACGACGAGTACCAATGTCACCGATGATCTTCTCACGTACACCGCGACCAGTGTTCTGCAACTCAGTGTTAGCAGTAGACTTAGCAGTACCAAGCTCACGCAGTGCACGGTCGTAGACACTGCTGCTAGCCTGACCACGATCACGTGCTGCATTCAAGTCAGTGAGTGCATCACCGTACTGCGTGTCGAGGATAGATGATAGGATTGCATCATCCGACGTATCACCAAATGTATCTTCACCGTAATATTGTGGGAGATCTTGGTTGAATGCAGTCTTGTACTTGTTACGCTGTCCGCTACGTGCAGTGCCTAGTACTTCGTCAAGGATGGTAGGATTGAATGACGACGAGTAGTCTGCACCTGTAGCTAGATTGCTGTTAGCTTGGTTGATGCGACTAGTGAAATCACTGTATGCACCATACGGATCGTTAGCTTCAATCCCCAAGCCCTTCAACCTATTTGTACCACTCTGCAACGCGGTGTTGTATGCTGCGTTCTTGCTAGCCAACCACGTAGCATCGTCATTAGTCTTCTTGTCAGCAGCAGCTTTATCAAGTCGATCCTGTGCCGCTTGATCACGTGTAGCTTGCTGCTGCGCCTCCCAATCACGAGCTTCAGCTTGCTCCTGTGGTGTAGGTGTAGGAGGCGGCTGATAACCACCACCACCCTTTGTCTCTAGTACAACCTCGTCAGGCTTGTGCTTAGCCTTCTTCGGCTTGTCATTGATGTTCGACACGTGAGTGGCAACAACCGCCGCCACATCAGTGTTAGACTTGCGCTTGTTCAGCGCCCACGCTGCGATGTGTGGAGCGATCATTGTCCTTGTCCTCGTTGTTTATAACCTTTACACAGATGTAGCCTTGCTTCTTATAGCCCATTGAAGTCATCAGTCTAAGTATACGTTCAGTCAGCATCTCGTCGTGATCGTGTTCGACCTGCATGTAGATGCGCTCAGCATTGCGCTCTAATGCCCACTTCTCGAACTCATGTAGCAACATCAACCCAGCGAACGATCTACGTGCATGAGGCAACACATACCACATCTCTTGTATGGCGTAGTTGCGCGTGCTGAACATGCTCTGTCGCATGGTAGCAACCATGTAGCCGACAGGCACGTTGTTGATGTCATACGCAACCCAGCCGTTAATGTACTTGCGTTGCTTGTCCATCACGCATACGAACACATGCTTACCAATCTCACGTGCATCGAAGGCACGACCGCAGCCGTGCTCGTTGTTACAATGCGTAGCAACGTCCTCGATGTCATTAGCATCGCGTGGTGTCTCGACCTGACGAACAGTGATCTTCATGAGTGGATGACAAACCCAAATGCGTGCCACCCTAGCAAGAACAGCAGCACGAAGAACAAGAACTCGCTCGCATACAGGTACGGCCCAGTCAGACCACCCCAGCGTGTACCGATCCATGAGAAGAACCACAGGATCATGAGTACCCAGAACAGCAGACCTATAGACATGTTATGGCCTCGTAGGTGCGATGTGTAGTTCTTTAGTCATGATAGTAACAATGCGATCAATCCGCGCTAAGTTGTCCTTCGTTGCAGCTTCCAACACTGTCAACCGATTGTCTATCGTATTCAGATGCGGCGAACCTCGCACCTCCAGAGTGTTGACACGTGCCTCTAACTTCGTCATATACGCAGTCATAGTAACAATAGCGCCGCACAGTCCCAACGCTTGCGCGATGAGGAAGTATACAAGCGTGCTGTTGTCTTTGATCCATGACTTAGCTTCGACCATCATTTGTGTGGGTGCTTCTCTAGCTTCTCCAATCGCTCTAACACCTTGTCAAGCACGTTGAGTATCTTCTGCTCAGTGAACGAAGGCAACGGCTCTCTAGGTGGCGGCTTGTTCTTGAGTGACTTAGTAGCATGATCGTACATCTTACCGCTGATGTCCTTGAGTGGATCGCTGCCAGTGTAACCGACAACCTCAATCACACGTTGATCATTAGGGTATACAGCGGTGGGATCGTCAGTAGCATTGCCAATGACGTAGCCCTCATTATACTCACTATAGAACACGTTGCATACTAAGCTGCCAGCTTTGAAGTTCGACGGTGGTATAACTGGCGGTGGAAGCGGTGCACCTGTGTCAGGGTGGAATGTAGGCCGTACAATCGCATGTAGGCGCATGAAGTCAGGATACACGTAGTCGTACCAATCAACGTCAACACCATTGATGTTACGCTTGGCGAACTTAGCCTTACGCGGTGCATCCCTAGGTGGGTTCGCTGGTTGATACGTGTCCCATGTACCGTGATCAATGATCTCCATGATCAACCTGCCTCAGAGTTGTAGTAGGCAGCAGTCGCGTGTACTTGCAACAACCTATAGCGTGCTACCCATGCGTAGTATGCACTAAGACCTGTCATGCCTGTAACAGCAGCAATACCCCACGGCTCATTAAGGCCGCTCTGATTGCCGTGGTCAACGTCACCTACATACACAAGGCGTGTGTTGATAACAATGTCACTTACATCTTGTGCAGTCCACAGCTTGTACCACGTAGCACCTAATGACCAGCCACCAACACGCAGTATGTTGTCACTGCCAAGGCCGAAGTTGACAGCGAATGAACCTGCGTTGTGGAAGCTCAACCCTGCTGTATAACCAGTAGCACTCTGTATCATCATCGGCATTGGGCCGCCTTGATACAGCCATGCCGGATATTGACTGACGTTGAAGGTGCTATTCGTCGTAGCTACACCAGCGACATTCAGTGCACCATTGATATTTGCTGCTGGTGCAACGATTGTATGAGTGAAGTTGAATGTGCCATTGTAGTGTATGTAAGCACCCGCGCTATTGCCGAAGTAGACAAGACCCTCTGGTGCATTGCCAGGACGAGTCGTCATCATGTCAGCGGTAGCAGTTACACGCCCGTTGACGGTGATGCTACCGCCATTGAGGGTATATGCTGTACCATCAAATGTTAGATACTTAGTACCAGTGTTACCGAAGCGCAGCGTACCAGTTGTACCAGCATAACCAACAACTAACTCAGGACTCCTAACGTACCACCCACCACCATTCACTGTATAATTTGCGCCGTCATACTGTATACTAGCACTGCCATTGCCGAAGCGATACGTGCCACCTGCACCACTAAAGCCAGCGTACACATCGCCGTTAGATATAAGTTTCTGTGCGATTGTATTGCCAACACTATCAATGCGTAGACGTTCAACACCACCAGCTCCAGACGAGTCACCAGTCTTGAAGCTGAATGCTAGAGGAACATGTCCAGCAGACACAGGACCATCAACGACAGCACATACTGATGCAGATGATGGACGGAATGCAGTACCATCATGCCCACTGATAGCTATACCCCACGGCTCAGTGCCTTGTGTAATAGCAGCAGGTGCGGCCTTAGTACCAAATGCTTGACTGATGTAGTCCCAATAACCGTAATTCACTGACCCTGTGTATAGATACGCTTCACCATATAGTAGACCCTTAGTCTCCACACCAATAGTACGACGAGCATCACCGTCAGTGACTTCTGTGATGGTTTGAACTGGCCCACCTAGATGAGCTTGAGTGAATGTAGACTTACCACTGCTATCAATGCGTAGACGGTCAACGCCACCATCTACACTGCCAGTACAGAACTGCAATGACATCGGGACAGCGCCAACTACCACCGGACCATCGACAAACGCATTGATGGCAGCACCACTCGCCCAATCGCCACCATCATTAGCGTTATAAAATGTAGTACCAATCATTGTACCTTGGGTGACAGGAGCAGGCGTAGACATTGTTCCTTTTGAGCGAGCAAGACAATGTGTTGCTGTTGCAGCGTTGTCAAACACAGTCTCCTCAAACCATGCCCATGTCGGACTATAAGAGAGCGACCCCATAAGGCTATCGCTAACTTCAAGAAATGCGCCGGGGAAAGGAGCAGCACCAGTAGGATTAATGGCAAGCGCACCTGTCATCGTGTCGCCAGCTTTATTGACCTTGCCAGCGAGTGCAGCAGACGTACCACTCTCCAAGTAAGCTTGAGTTACTGCGTGCTGTGGTTGTGTAGGATCAGCGAGTAGCACTTGATTGAACGTCACAACCTGTCCAGCACCTACACCTAAGTTATTGCGTGATGTGCCGATGTTAGCAACATCACTCAAGTTAGCACTACGCAGCATGTCACCAGTGCCACTACCAGTGCCACCAGTATTACCAGTGCGTGCGAAGCCTACTGTCGTCTCCTCACCAGCTAGAACGAGTCCATTCTGTGATAAGAACGTAACGTCAAACTCGACCCACGTGGTGTGATCGACAGCAGTACCGATGATATTGAAGATGAAGAAGTTGTCAGGGAAGCCTAGCTTGCGTACATAGATAGTACCCTTGACAGGTATACTCGTACTATCATCCCATGTCATCAACCACTGTTGGACATTCGGATTACCGCCGTCAGCAGACCTACCACTGATTGACAACTTAGTAGCAAGTGCAAGGTTGGCGTTGTTGTACTTCTGATTGCCTGTGCCGGGGTCAGACACAGTGGCGTCGTTAATCAGATGCCACTTGAATGCGCCTTGAGCAGACAACGCATTGTCAGCAGACGTATGAGCAGCATCAGCAGAAACCTGTGCAGCATCAGCCGATATGTCAGCCGCAGTTGCTGACGCCGCAGCATTAGCTTCTGAGATGTCAGCAGCAGCCGCAGATGCAGCAGCATTCGCCTCTGACAACGCCGCCGCATTGACTACAGCAGTAGCATCGAATATGACGACCCACATGGCAGGGTCGAATGCTGCTGTGGATGTGTGTGCAGTAGCACATAGATAGTAAGTATACGGTGTATAGTGTACAATGTCGCCGCTGTCGTATGCTACACCACTTGACCATGCCCCACGGTAGATAGGCACAGCTTCAATTAGGTGCGCCCAGTATGTAGGATGTAGTAACCGATCTTCTGCGAATGAACCAGTAGCAGCACTCAGATGTCCTTCTTGACACCTGTATATGAGATTGTCATCAACATCAATAACACGCTCACCTTCGATGTAAGCAGTAGCATTAGTCCATTCACCCTTAACATGTGATAGACCAGCCTGCGTCAACAACGCATCAAGCAGCGTCCAGTTGGAATACTCAAGTGTATGCCAACGAGGTGTGTCGAAGTTAATAAGCTTGAAGTCGTAATTAGGAGTGAAGCCGCGTATGTTGGCTACCATTTCAACGCCACCATATGATGATGTGGCGATGAAGCCGACGCGATTTGCCGCTTTGTGATAATATAGCAAGCTATATAGCACATTTCTTTAATCCTGTCAATAGCTTACACTTATCCTCTCACTACACTTCCACGCTGATACAGGAAGCTAATAGCATTGACTGATAACGCTCTCACGCTACTTCCACTTATACGTGCTTTCATCAGCTTGAACTTGATAGGCATCTGCCATAGCTTCTGCTCACGTGTACGCCTACCTGCACCATATACCTGTGCACCTGATCCATATGCACCTGTGTCATTGGGTACAAAGGTCAAGTTGCGTGCTGGTTTGAGCCTACCAGTCTGTGCGTCTTTGTATATGTTGTCTGCGAACAACGACAGTGTGAACTCTGCACTACCTGTTGCGTCTACATGTGTAAAGCGCATAGCCTTGGTGATCTGACGTGCACCGAAGTCAGCCCACGGCAACTCCCATGCAAAGTCAATCGGCTCACCTAGATACTCCTCCCATGAGTTGATTGCTATCGCACGTGCTTCAGAGAAGCTGCTAGCTGTGGTGGTTACATCCTCGACGCACTTATACACTAAGTCATCATCACCATCGTATACACGGTCGCCAACGATATACGTCTGTCCACTAGTCCAGTGCACGAAGTCATACATGCGGTGCCAATCAGCAGTCACCTTATAATCAGGTGAACCATAGCGCATCATGAAGCCATCAGGTGTAAACAGGAATGACCTACCTTCTACTGTGTTACATCCACAGTTGAAGCGTAAGAACTTGTTGGTCTTGAACCGTGACCACGCTGTGAGCTTCAACTGCGGCACGTAGTGGTAGATGTAACCTATGGTGCCGTCAATGACAGGTTCAACCAATACGTCCTTACCACCACCATTCAACGACTCTGCTGGTGTAGCTGGTACGAGCGTTGTACCTATCTCGACCATCACGTAGTCTTCACTTAACACACTGTATATCTTACGTTCACCATTGATGTTTGCTTCGATGATGCCACCGAAGCCTGTAGCACCGCTGATCTTAACGAAGTCACCTTCCTCTAATTGATGATCATCTATACGCATAATGAGCGTGTTCTTCAACTCATCATGCACTGCCATGTCACGGTCGAAGTAGAATGGATCAATCGTCAGCAGTCGATTGTCTGCTACATCGAACTTAGGCAGGTAGTAGTGTACACACTTGTTCTTACCATCATAGAAGCCAAATGCCTTGAGCCTCATTGTCTCCTTCTTGAGCCTACCAATGTGTGCACTCATCATGCTCTCGATGTAGTTGCTCACACGCTCAGGAGTGACCATGTTGCCGTAGATCGACAGCTTCGCACTTGGTACACCGTTGAAATCAACCATGAACACGTCGCTGCCTATCTCAACAATCGTGCGCGGTGCATTGGTGCCGAAGCTATTGAGTGTGTCTACTGGCTGTGGATCATGTACATCACCACCAGCTATAGTAGTCTCTGCGCCATACTTCATCAGCGTAGTAGCTGTAGGCTGTATGACTAGCAACGAGTCCTTGATAGTAGCGAACCCACGCACAGTCTGCTCAGGACTAGCAACAACCTTGCTCATATCAATGTCTACACTATCACCCGAACCGGGTGCATCTGAATAGACCATTGCAGTGTCTTTAGCTGCTATGCGTATCGACGTGATGTATTCAGGCTGCGTGGCTATCTCTGTGTCGTGAATGGTGAAGTAGCGGAATGCTGACTTACACGCATCGAACGCTGGCACCTTCGCATTGCTGCTGCTGTTGCCAGGATCTACCATGTACTGAATGATGTTAGTACGTGTGAAGTCGATAGTCAGTGGCTTGTCTCTACCATTGCAGCATATCAACTCTTTGCCGAAGATGTCACTAGCTATCATGTCGCTAGTCGTCCATGCAATAGGATTGCCTACTAGTGCATAAGCAGCAGCAGAACTCCATATGAGTTGTACATTCTTATCACGGTCGATGCGTAGTATCTCACCAATGCTAGTCCACACGACGACATAGTTGGCAAAGTACTTGCATTCTATAGGCTCACCACCTAGTGCATGTGTATCGACGTTGAAGTTGACACTATCAACTGCACTAGTACCACTGCCTACTGCTGAGTTGGTAACTACGATCTCAAGCTGTGTAGGGCTGATGATCTGACGCACACCGTGTGTGCCGTTGATCATCGCCTCTGTGATACCGTTGAATGGTATCTCCCAGCCGTTGATCGTGATGTGTGCGTTAGAGCCTGTCAATCCGTGTGTGATGTTGAGTACTACAACACGTGACTCCGCTGTAACAGTGATTGACATGTTGGTAGCAGAGAAAGCTGTCTCACCACCTTGCTTCAACTTCAACCACATCTCGTAGCCATGACGCGGCCCTACACGTCGATCTGTGTAGGTGATCATGTTGTCGAACACAGGTGCGAACTTGCTCGTCAAGTTCTGCTCACTGTCAACGACGTTTAGTCCACCGCCAAAGTCACGTATGGTGGTGTTCTGTAGCTTAGGTGTAGGGCGTGGCTTGGGTCTATTAGCAACCTTGGGCGCTCTAGCGAGCATCTGTACCATCAGGTCCACCTATTCAGAGTAGAGCGCGATGCTCGCACAGTGTTGAGTGGGATGTTGAATTGCTGCCTGTTGAACTGCGCTAGTGCATCTTGGAACAGTGCCTTGAACTTGTCGCTAGCACCCGGATTGGTGCCGTCATCTTCAAGCACATCCCAGCATGTACCTAATATCAATAGCTGTGTGTCTAGGTGTATCTCGTCACTATCCTCCTCGAAGTCGTCAGGCTTAGTGCGATATGTGATCCACACCTTACCCTGTGTATTCACTGGTAGGATGCGAAACCAGTACCTCTTGTTAGTGGCTAGAGGTTGAATACTCATGTAGTTGATGTCGATACCACGTGCGTGTGGTGGTGCTAATGATAGTGAGTTGTATGAGTTCTCACTGAATACACTATGTATATCTCGCCAATCCTTGATCTTGTCACTCAAGTCCCCAACGATCATACCTGTCGTACCATCGAGTGTGTATTCCTCTTGATACACTGTATACTCTGGTAGCCAGTATTCACGGAACAGCATATCGAACTTGTGCTGAATAGCTAGCTGTATGCGTGGCTCAGCGTATATCTGTGCATCTAGTCCTTCGACTAGTGCAAGTCGCTGCAACACCTTAGTCACAAGGCTGCCGAATAGGATCATCACACGCTCCTGTAGGAAGCAGCCCACACAGGATGGAGTTCTGTGTGAGCTACCCCGTTGCCTAGCTGTCGGGAGTTACAAGCTAGACTTACTCAGGTTCGTACAGGTCGCTGCTCTTGATGACCTTCTCGCTGCCATCTTCAAAGATGATCGTTACTTGGTCATCAATCGTGCTCAACTGATAACCATCATCACCTTGACGAGCTGATCTACGTGCTACGATCTTCTTGTCTCCGAACGTAGTACGCAGCTTCTGCGGCTTCGGCTGTGATTGCACTGTGTGTGCCTCTGCCGGTATCTGCGTAGGATGCGAAGTGTGTGGTGGTTGATATGCAGGTTCTTTAGCCATTGTATCCTCCGTTAGACGATAACGTGTGCAGAACCATGCAGATTGCTGCGATCAACGAAGCACGTGAAGCGGTACGCCTTAGTACCATCGGGTGCCGCTGCTGGTGCATACGTACCACGTGGATCAGCACTAGTGAGTGTCTGCGCGTTCGTACCAGCAGTAAGCGCACCCGCCGCTGCTGTGACATCGTTCGTCAACTCACCAAGGATTGAAGTGTGCAGTACTTTGTAAGGCACACCGAGAAGAGCACCAAGACCGATGCCATACGTACCCGCTGCTGGTCCGATAACATAGGCAACGTCTTTGAACATCTTCTTGCCGACAACTGAGCCGACAGTAAGCGTGATGCTCTCTCTCATTGCCTGACCGAGATAGTCATAGCCAACAATCACGCCAGCACCAGCAACAGTAGAAGTAACATTGACGGCACGACCATAACGACCCATCACGAAGTCAGTCTGAGCAACAGTAGGCACGACGTTGCCCGCCGCAGCGAGAACTACGCCGCTAGCAAGCGCACCAGTACCTCCTGTTGAAACTACAGGGATGTCAACTGTAGTAATACCATCAACGCCGACATCAGCCGCGTAGCACAACTGGTCTACACGGCAGTTGATACGACGCATACCCGAGGTAGCGACTTGTACTGCCATTTACTTGTCCTCTTTATCTGTGACACTGCCAAGCAGCTTGTCAACTAACGCTGGGTCAGTCTCTATAAGCTGCGTGATAGCATCGAGTGCTTGTTTCTGCTTCATGGAGAGTGCAGACGGTGGAGATGCGTTCTGCATTCCTATTGGTGTATCGTCGCCGCCTTCTGCCAACAGTGGTATAAGGTTGCGATCAAGCTTCATGCGTACAACCTCCTCATGCGTGAGGAATACACTGTCACCGCGGAGTGTACGTACCATGTAGCCTTCTACAACTACATCAGTAGGTACAATGCGGAAGCCTATCTCGTCCTTCACCGTGCGATTGACGACAGTGTGACGCTTCATAGGCTCGATCGTGTATGCAGGGACAGCTTTACGCTGTTGCTCCATACTAAGTGCTTGCATGGGTCGCTCAGCGAAGCTGACTACTTCTGCCATTGTAGGCTCCTGTTAGTCGTTGACAACTGCGTGTGTGCGATACTGCTTCCACGTGCAGAACTGGCACTGCGTGATGACACGTTGTCCGTAGCCGTCAATCGTCCACGGTGCAGTGAGGTCAACATTCTTCATGTTGTTGTCACCGAGGATGTGAAGGCGCAGATACGTGTCGTTGAGGAAGTAGGCACGATCAACAGGGCAACTCTCATCATAGATGATCGGTACACCGTTGTGGCTGATGCCGTCGAAGCCTAAGTCCATCATTCTCTTACCAGCACCAGTGTTGTTGAGCGGGATGGTAAGCTTGCTGCGAACAGCAGCGCGATACAGGCGATAGTGGTTACGACCTGAGATGATGACCTTGGGACGCTCTGTACCCTGTTTGAGATCAAGTAGTACGTCGTCGTATGCTTCTTCGATGTTCGTAGCGTTGAGAGTACCTGCGAAGTCATAGGACGAAGAACGCCACTGCACTTCTGCTGCACGATCCACACCGGCAAGAGAACCAGTAGTAGGATCATCAGGTATGAGAAGTGCCAAGCCATTCGGGTCGTTGCCACCACCGAGGCCATACAAGTAGCCGCTGAACTTCTCCTTGATTGAGAGTTCAAGAGCTTCAAGCTTGCCCTGTAGCAACTTAACTGCCGCCTGTTCACCTTTATTCTCGTCTTCCTCTTGATTAGAGATGATCACCGTACCAGCAATACGTGACCACCTGTATTCAAGCTTGATGAACTCTTGCGTTTGCTGGACGGGGAGGGAGTCGTAGTAGCTATAGCTGCCCACTGTCGGATTGCGACCAGTCAACAGGGGGTTAGTGATGTTGTAACCGCTGCTCTCATTCTCAATGCGGTCACGTGCGAAGCACCACGCCATGAGCGCATTGCTCTGCATAGCGGCGACGATGAGCTTCTTACGTGAACGCTCAATCGTCGTTGCCAAGATGTTTTGAAGTACAGGCATCGTGTGTGTACCTTATTTGTTGCTAAGTTCTGTGAAGACTGCGCTAGCAATATCACGCCAAGGCGCGTTGCTCTTGAAGTCTCCGCGTGAGCCGTTTGTAGTGCTATGGGTTTGAACATTGCCAGCCGGCACACCGCGCATGTCACCCGGTGTTGACTGTCTACGTTGACCATTGCCGCGTCTTGCGTATGCCTCAAGCTGTGGGCGCAACGGTGACGTGAAGTCCATGCCTCTGCGTTCAACCCAACTACGTAGTTCAAAGTATGCACGTTCAGGCGTCAAGCCATGTTGTGCTACTAAGTTGCTAATCTCTACACCATGCGTTTCAGCATGTGGATGATGTTGAACAAAGTTCTCCATCTGCTCTTGTGCGCGTTCTTCAATCTGCGCTTGTCTCTGTCGATCTTGTGTCTGCTTCTCAAGCGGACCCAAGCGACGATCTAACTCCTGCTTAATCACACTCGCATTGATAGCAGGTACAGCATCATGCCCGAGTATCTGCTCCATCGTGGCACCTGCCGCTAGTACGCGAGCTATAACATCGCGCACGGCAGTGATGGGGTCTTTCTCAGCAAGTGCTCGTAGTTGCAGAGCTTCCATTGTCTGTGTGAAAGACAAGTTGTTCTGCTTCATAGCAACGTCGATCTCTTTATACTGATTGAGAGCGGCGTGCATCTTCCGTGCTTCACGTGATGCCTGATTGGCGGCATACTGTGCGCGGTTGAGGTTGTAGGCTAATCGCTTCTCATTGCGCGTTACAGCGACGATGTTGCCGTTCTTATCAAGCAACTCACCACGTGGCCCCTTGCGGGGCTTGTCGGTGAATAGCTGATCTTTATCATCACGTTGTTTAGCGACGTGACGATCACTGCCAGTTTCAGGTCGATCTTGTTGCTGGTTGTTAGATGATGTATTGTCATCTAACTGAGGTTGTGATAGCGGTTGATCTTGCTGTTCGCCACTATCACTCCCCTCATCACCACCTTCCTGAGGTTGCGGAGCTTCTTTGATGCCAAAGCTGTCGCCTACCTGAGACATCAGGTCTTTATCTTGTTCGGCCATTGAAGCCCCCTTATGCGGCAGCGCCGCTTTGCATCTGTTGCATCATCTGCGTAGCTATTTCAGCTACACTCTTGCCACGCGCTAGTTGCACACCTAGTGACTGCTTTATCTCAGGTGGCAAGCCGTCGATAAGTCCAGCTACTTCTTGCACTATTGAAGCGATGTCGTCAATCTGTGGCATACCGCCACCTTGCCCACCACCACCCTGTGCACCCTGCGCCTGACCACGCGCTTTCATAGCTTCGACTACCATCTCTTGCTTACGGTCAGCACCTTGCTGTGCACCGTCTTGTTCCATCTGCTGTTGTTGTACATCAGTAGGAGCAGGTGCAGAAGCTTCCTTCATTATGCCCTTGTATATCAATTCCCAGTCTTCTTTACTCACAAGCACGTTGTCGAACGCAGCGGCAAGCACTTTCAATGAGACTACTGCTGCAATCGGCGTAGCACGTGTGAATTGGCCTATGACTTGTGAGATTTGGAGTGCTTGTTCCTTCTTCGCACGTGAAGTCGGCTTAAGAGTGCTACCACCTACTACACGCGGCGTGAATTTGGTGCGAATTGTCAGTGGATCGAAGTTTTCCCAATCCTCTGCGAACTTATCACCCAAAAGACCAGCTACTTCTTCTTTAGGCATGAATTGTATGACCATTTGCGCTGTCAACCAGAGGATTGTGCCTACACTGTCCTCGATTGCGTCCATTTTCTCGTCAGCGCGTGTCTGAACCTGACTTTCGTAGCTCTCGATGGCGCGGTTTGTGGTGTTTGTCTTGTATTCTACACCACGTTGTACTGATGCTACGCCAGATAGACGGTCGATTGCATCTAGTACGGGCTTTTTGTCGAAAAACTTGATCGCTTCTGCGCTAGGTGGCAGCAATGGGCCAAGTACGTCACCTATCTTCTTGCCTTCAGGTAGATCAAGGCCAATGACGTTGGTATCCATCGTGCCATTGATGATACCTTCAAGCAACGACGTGTCCTTTAGGCTATTCTTGTCATATGCAAGCTTGCCAGCAGCAAATTTACGTACCTTCGCCCACTCATTGTTGATAATGTTAATGTCGTCTTGTTGGTCGAGGTAGTAGGTGACTTCTCCTTTAGCATACATTGTAATAGGGTCGGTATGAAACTCCATTGGTACAACCGAAAAGAACTGGTCAAGGTGGTAGGGATCATCCCAAACCCACAAGGGATAACACCAGTCATTGCAGTTGTAGAGTTCAACACGACGAGTAACTTTGTCCCAAACATAGACCACCTTCGTCATCTGTGCAGCTAAGAATGACTTCTGATCGCTGTATCCGTACTTGGCGTATTCGCTTGTACTGTAACTAAAGAGTTGGAAGTTGTCCGTCTGACCACGCTCACCCTGATCTGGCGATACTCCTGCTTTAATAACATTCGTAGGTGAGAATACACTTTCCCATTCATCGCTATCTGGCTTCTTTCTCCCATAGCGAGCGCGAAGAAGTGAAGTGTACATGAGGTCTTCAATCATCACCCAATTGCAAGCACCGCTAAGATCTAACTCTGTAGCTGTAGGATCGACTATGATCTGATCAGGTCTACGCACCTTACACCACGGACCTGATGGTGTGAGCATGTCGATTGTATCTTCCAACGCAAGCAGCTTACCTTCAGTCTCTTTGATGTCCTTCTGCGACTTAGCCTTCTCTAGTTCACCAGCTAGCCGCTGTATCTCCTCAAGTGCTTGCTCACTGCTATTCTGCTTGAGCGTGTAGCCGACTTCAAACCAGCCCACGTTGCATAGTGTAGTGCTGACGATATTACGCTTGACCTTACGCTTCAGGTTCAGTCCCGGTGATGTCTTCTTAGCTGCGAGCACATTGACCAGCTTCTCGATGATACGTGCGCGTGGTTCATCTTCTTTATCTTCAACTGTGAACTCCGCATCCGGGTTCTTCGTAAAGAGCATAGGGACGAGTGCGGATACGTTAGCGAACACGATGTTCTCTGTGCTATTGAACTCACCCTGCATAGGTGTACCAGCGGTGGTGTCGTTGTCACCATGTCGATTGCTCGCACCTTGGCGTGTGTGATCGTGGCGATAGTAGCGATATGCTTCGTTCCATGCATCTAGCTGCTTAGACATTGCGGACTTGCCTTGGTCATAGCGACTACGCCACAAGGGTCCGCGGTGCTTGCTGACAGGTATCTTGCTCTCACCTATGACGCGGTAGATGGGCATGTCATCTACAGGTGCGCCATCAGGTGCCATCACGCCTTCATACGAGTTGAACGCTGCACCGTCTTGATCGGTGGCGTCAGACGCACGTGGCGTTGTTAGTGGATCGTTGTAGTCATCAGCCATAGCGATGAGCCTTTGAGTTAGTCTTCGTCTTGTCGTTCTCTTGCCACATCATGTAGCTAGGCACACGTTCTTCTGCGGCTATCTGATACTTGCCGATGTCAGGCATGTCACCTAGCAAGTACTTGGTTGTATCCATCGCATGATCATTGCGATCTATCGGCTTGTCAATGCGTTCACCAGAAGTAGATTGCTGCCAGAAGTAACCAGCAACTTCATCTGTCCACCAGTCAAGCTTGGCGTTGATAAATAAGCGAGGTGATCCTGCAACACGATTGATGGGGTGTAGCAGTGTACGATTGACGTTGAGATAAGAACCAACCTTAACAATGCCGTTGTTGACATCATTGTTGCCACGCTTCATGTAGATGCCGTCGTCTTTGAACATGTCAGCTATAGTCTTACCGACTGTGCGCTTGTTGATTGTCTTGCGACCGAAGATGCTAGGATCAGCTTGTATCTTGTGCATCTCGTCAATCTCAACCATCCACTCCTTACGTATACGCCGTATACATGAAATCTGCTCATCAAGCGGCATCTCTTTCTTGTGAAAGCCATCGCATATGATGACATGCGACTCCGGTGTGACGAACGCTAGGATGTAGCAGGAGGCTTGAGCTTGCCCGTAATCGTATGCCTCAATCCAGTTAGGTTGATAATGTGTATCAACGTAGCCGTCAAACAGCGAATGTATGTTCCCTTCTTGCAGTAGATGCACCGCTGCGTCGTACTGCGGATAAACAAGTCCTTCGTAAGCCACCCATTTACCGAGTAAGAACCTATCCCGCTGTTGACCTTGATACATCGTCTCAAGGGTTTGGATGAAATCACCGCCTTCAGCTTCGTGAACATGTCGTAGTTCATATGTGCTGCCCTCTATGACCTCGATGAGTAGTTGCGGCTTACCATCGTGTAGTACGGGCTTACGATCAACGTCACGTGCACAGATCAAGTCATCAGTGATCATACCTGTTGCCTTATATTGGGCAAGCGGTCTCACTAACTTTGTATACACCCAGTTGCCAGTTGGATTGCATGTCAACATCATCCAACGTGGCCCAGTGACAGGCATCGTACCATCATCACCTACATAGCGTGCGCGACCACGTAGACGACCGAACAAGTCGAGGAAGTCCTTATGTGTTATCTCCGGGTCTTCGACTTGATCCACTATCACCCAATCGAACGTCGCCGAAAGCAAATTCGAGCTGCTGCTCTCCGTCTTTGTGCCCTGTTGTGCTATGTACCTGAAGTAGATTGTCGTCCCGTTCTTTAGATGACAGATGTTGTCGCCATTCTGCCCTACGGCGAATGATACTATCCATGTGGGGGGACACCATTTCTGGAACTCCTTACGTATAGTGTCATTCAACTTGGGATAGGTTGAGCGTGATATGAGTCCTACACTACCGGGGTACATGTCGCTTAGTTGCAGTGCCTTGATGACAGCGGCAGTAGTCTTACCATTGCCGAAGCCCCCGCCGTAGACTTGCACCTTCGCCTTGCTATGCAGAAAGCGATCCTGCAAGCTGCCCTCTTTGAGTAGCAACTCAGGTCGCTCAGCTACATTGATAGTGCGTGTGCGTGCCACATCATCTCCTTACACTGCACTTCTCTATCTGCAACAAGTTACGAGCTAGATTGCGGCACGCTACTTCTGCGTTGATAGCATCCACATCTGCGCGTGTATAGTACGCACGTTCGACAGTGTGACAACCACACAGTGCTGTGAGCAGTGCAATAGTTGCCAACACTCTCATCGTATATTCGTTTCAATCCACGACGTAGTACCAGTAGCAAGTGCACGATACACTTCACCTGTCGTTGTGTTGAGTGCCATCTGTGATGCGAATGTAGACACACCAGCAGGTACACCTGCACCTACGATGGTAGGCACTTCGTAGCTAGGATCAACTGCACCATATATGCCGTTAACTTTGATGCCTTGTCCGTCCTTGTTAGCTACAATAGCCATCACTTGTCTCCTTTGATCGGTGTCACGTCGATTGTAGGCATATGCTTAGGTGCAGCTATCTCACGTATATGTCGTATAACGAGGCCACCCTCCAAGGAATGACGATGCTCCATTACCTGCTTAGGACTAAAGCCACCGCGATCTAGCATGTTCATTGCTATGCGAGCCTTAGTTGCAGGTCTAGTCTCCTCATCTTCTAACAAGTCCTCAAGCTTATCTAGCGCGCCAGCAGACATGCCGTCGATGCGCTTCTGCACGTTGTCAGCAGTCAACGCAGCTAGGTTGTCACGTAGTAGGATGTCCAACTGCCCGAACAGTTGTAGTCCTTTGATCATGTCAACTTGACTGATCTTCAAGCCTGTAGCATCAGCTATCTCAGCGTCATTGATACCTAGGTTGTAGTATAACCAAACAACACCAGCCGTAGTCACTGCCTTTGTATCAGCCGGAAGATCAATAAGACCACGACGAATGGCACGGTTGTTGCGATCACGACCTCGTACAACAGTAGCTTCTTTCGTTTGCTTAGTCTTTGTCGTTTGTTGCTGTATAACGCTATCTGGCGACGTGTTAGGTAGTATCGCCTGACCCGTCGTAGTGTCGATGATAAGTCCATTTGCTAATGGTAGATCAGTCATTACGTGCGCGGTCCACGCTTCACACCCGTCTGTGCTACACCACGGTCCTTAGCCGCAGCGTCACGATACATCTGCCTAATCATATCCTGATTAGTGCCTTTGGTAGCTTTAGCTGTAACAGTAGGTGACGCAGGGCCGCTCATACGCGGACCGCCACCAGCGGGACCACGCAGCTTCGGACCACCGGGGATGTCACCACCGAGTGATGCACTTATAGCTGCATCCATTCCACCACCACCCATCGGTACACCCGCTGGCATTCCTCCACGTGGCATAGCACCACCTCCTGTCTTACTGCTGATGATCTGTTGAGCTTTAGCCATGTCCTCTGGTGTAGGCATACCACCAGCACCACTACCGGGGCCTTGTCCTTGCATGTCAGCAGGGGAGCCTTGTGCTTGTGCTTCCATGCCTTCATACTCAGCATCAGGATCAGCTTGTGTACCTTCTTCAGGTGACGCTTCTTCATTAGAGGCGGGGGATGCTGAACCCGTTGGCTCTGGTGGTGGGGCAGGACCACCTTCATCCCCCGCAGCAGCGTCAGTGGGTCCGCCGTCACCACCTTCACCGCTAAGCTGACCAGCACTATCTTCGATCCAAGCTTTAGATGCTGCAACTAATTCATCAGGGTCTACTTCCTGACCTGTCAACTGCGAGATAGCTTGCGCCGCTTGTTCAGGTGACATCTGTGCAAGCTGTGCCATCAAGTTGGTGACATCACTACCACTCATGCCTTGCATCATCTGCATGAGTTGTTGTTGCATCTCAGGTGGTATAGATGCAGGCATAGCCTGACCACCACCCATCTGTACTTGTGCTTCATCGGGCATAATACTAGTCCTTTGGAATGTTGAAGCTACCATCAGGATTTATAGTGACTGCGCGCTTACGTGGTTGTGGTGCATATGGTTCGCTGTACTTATCACGCATAGCTGCACGTTCAAATTGCTGTTGTATATCCTCACCACGTTGACGTTCTTCTCCTTCAGCCCTCATACGCATTGACGTTGCAGCACGTGGATTACGTGCTATGAACTCAGGTGACGGTGATGGTTTATTAAGGTTCATCATGTTGTCTATGATGTCTTCTATTGAACGACCATCAACATCAGCACTTACGTCATCGGGCATGTGCTTCTCCACCGCTACCAGCTACCATCCCTGCACCTGTACCAAGGACACCAGCACCTATAGCGAATTTGTTGATGATCTTGAGTATGTCTGTATCACTCACAACGTGGTTGTATGTAGGAGTAGGCTTAGTGACTTTATATTGCTCAGCTTCGGCAGGGCGAGCACGTAGCATGTTATTCATATGACGCTGGGCATCGTCTTCAGTTCTAAACGTCATACGCTGTGCTGGATCACCTGAGATGTGTTCCATTGCGAATGGCTTGTGCAGTAGATCATATGACCCTTGATCTAGATAGCGTATACCCGGTATGCCAGCCCCTTGCAGTTGCTCTGATGCATGTTGTCTAGCTTCACCGGGTGTACTAGCACCTGCACGGTGTAGCCTACCATACATGTTACGACCTGTGGCATCAGGTGTGAACACTTGGTTGTATGCAGTGTTCGATGGATGAATAGTTCGCAATGCTTCTTGAACGTATGGTGATTGTTTAGTGAGTGTCTTATCCCAATCTAGGAACTGTTCAGGTGCAGCGTTGATGTTCACTTCATATACATGTGCACCGACAGGCTTATCTGCTCTCAAGTGCTCGTATGCTTGTATACGGTTCCGTGCCAGAGCCGGTGTATCTGCTGGATGTTCTCTCATCAACATCTCAAGCGCACGCATAGCACGGTCTTTGTCGAAGTCTACCTTCTGCATGAAGCGCGTAGCAACGCCACGTGGTGACACTTCATCAGCTACACGTGGTGTGAACTCACGCCAGTACTCGCTCTTGTCAGGTCCGCTTACACGTGGGTTCTCAGCTAGATAGATACCACGCCCGTATGAGTTAGCACCTTGACCTGTACCTATCTTACTCATATCGAACTTGGTGAAGTCATGCGGCGAAGCGTGCCATGCACGTATACCCTTAGCACCTTTAACAATCGGCCTAGCGAATGGTATAGGCAGCATACCAGCCATACCAAGCGTCAACCCAACAGGATCGTGTGCCTGTGCAGCATCTACTACATCAGGCACACCACCCACACCTGGGATGAAGCCGAACATATTCTCTGCTATGTCTTGCTGCATCTGTTGCATAGGGTCGTATACTTTAGGCATCATCTGCTTGATGATACCGGGTTGTTCAGGTCGCGGTGGTATATCAAAGGATTTAGGCAGCGGCTCCTTTAGCTTAGCAGCCGATACATCAATCCAATCATCATCAGCAGTAGTGCTGCTGTCTTCAGCCATCAGTTGATCGTGCCAGCCTTACCACCACCACCATTACCAGACTTGTCAACAGGGTAGCCACTTGTTGCTACGTTAGGTGTAGCAGCAAGAGGCATAGGCATGAAGTACGGCGTCATCTGCGACTGGAACGCCTCCTTCTCAACGATAGTAGTGTTGTGCTGTGGTACAACGTAGTAGTCAGCTACAGGACGTTGACCACCTTGGTTCAACCCGTCAGCCTGTATAGCTGCAACCTGTTTGATTGACAACACAGTGCCAGCACCTACACCGTTAGCGAGTGCGCGGCCTATCTCACCGAACGCTTGACCACCTGCTGATTGCGTGAGACGAGCTACACTACGCATCGTCGCAGTACCTTGCAGCATCGGTGCATAAGGTCCAGGTGTTACTGGTGCATTATCCCAACCACCGGCCCATGACGGCATGATGTGTCTCCTTGTGATGTAGTATTAAAGGCCCATCATCGGCCATAGCATGAAACATATGATTTGTCAATAGCTTACACATATATACACTGTGTAAGTCCGGCCCGAAGGGCCGGTCGATGGAGATGCCATCTAACCGTACCTTGCATCTACACGCTATATGTGATATACACAACGTGTTGCGTTGATTACTACTGCACACATACACCTAGCTCACATAGAGGGCGAACGTGTATGTGTGCTTTTTTATTTATATATACTAGGTACTTATGCATATAACACATACGCATAAAGGCACCGGGGGAGTCGTCGCATGTGCACATTTTCATCGTGACATGCAGTGTGTGTTGCAGCCTCGCGCTTGCGCGCTCGTCCGCAAGGTCAAGCCTATTTGGGAATTGGCGGGGGACATACCACATATAGTAGGTATGCGTCCAGCGCAGACTAGATGTAGTATGAACATTGCCATGCGTAGGGCGCATACCATGCACTGCGCGCATAGCTATATGTGGTATACAATGTGTGTGTGTGGTGCTGTATAGTGTGTGGGCAGAATAGTGGGCAGAATGTATACAGTGTGTAAATGGTGCCTGTTATCCACAGCCAGTGTGATTGTGCTTGCGTCTGATGTTTACCTAGTTTAGACTGCTACCTAGTTGGACGGCTTGGCTTCGAGTACCTGCGGTGCAGGCGACATGTCCCGGTCCCCCAGCTAGCGGCTAGCGCTTTGATCGCACGGTGTGCGGGAGCCTCGCGAACAGACCCTAACAGCGCAAGCATTCAGCTTGCGTTGTATTCAACGCAACATAGGAGGAAGCCAACATGGCTTCTAATCACTCCACATTCGGACAGGACATCCTGTCGAATGCTGACCACAAGCTTGAGAGCGACACTGGCAAGCTTAAGCTCGCGAACACACATGATCGTGAGTTTAAGGACATCAGCGAGAAGCTGAAGGTCGAAGGTGCAAAGGTTCGCACCGTCTTGCTCGCCTCGTTCGCCGCTACGCCTGTCGGAGAGAGCTTCATGCTCGCTTACGATGACTTGAAGGCTGACGGCACGGCTCGCACTAAGACGCAAGAGAAGCAATTCAGCGTCATGCAAGGCCGGCTCAAGGCGATTAACACCACACTGTCGCGCGCGTTCGACACTTGGCGCGGCATTGCTACCCTTCGCGAGCTTGGCCGCACGGTTAAGATCGAGAAGCCTAAAACACCGACAGACGTCGAGAGTGCTGACGTCTGGCTGTGTCACGTTCACTATGACAGCGACAAGCTGTCGGAGGAACAGCGCAAGCTTGAGAAGAGCGAGCCGGTGCTGTTCGATGCTACCAAGCTTGCACGTATCGCTAGCGTGAAGGCTTCGATCACTGACACAATGGACACCATCACTGTTCGCAAGCTTGTCAGTGCTAAGGCTACCGCCAACAAGAAAAAGGGCGGCAACGGTGTGGTCGAGCCTAGCAAGGTTCGCGAACAGGTCGAGCTAATCGACACCGCATTGAGCAAGTTGCTCAAGTCGGACGGCACGGGCATTGCGGGTGGCAAAGGCGTCGAGACAGCTTACGCCTTGTTGTTCGCTAAGCTTGAGGCTGAGTTGCCTGAGGCTGTGAAAGAGGCGGGCCGCAAGGAATATGCGGCAGAGGGTGCAGACGCTGCGGCGTAGCACTTACACACTGTATACCTCACGCCGCACGATCGCGGCGTGAGGCACGCTACATCAAAGGCGCACGATCGCATATGCCAGCACCACGCACACGCAGCGTGCTGAGCCTATGCGTCGTGCGCCTTTTTTTGTGCCTAAGTTCCAGCAGTAAGCAGTCGAGCACGCACGCTCCAGCAAGGCGTGCGCCCGCCACTCGCACGCTCGCTCGCTTACACAGTGTATATCTGCTGCACAGCACACAACTCAACATCATGCTTGACCTATGTACCAGCTTGCATCTGTTCCTACTTGTGGTATAATATAAGCTGTACAAATGAGAAGATCTACTTTGGGTTG